AGGACCTTGATACATTACGTCCCGAGCACTTGAACAAGCAGCGCTGGACCGCCATCGCACGTAACTTCGATTGCATGGAGAACGGTGAACCGAGTTTCGCACTATTGCAGAAGAACTGGGATTCCATTGTAGAACGCGCCCGCAACTACAACCATTGCATTGTGTCCATAGAGGAGATGCCACCCGAGCCCGTGTACAACTTTACCGTGGATCGGCTGCACAATTACCCACTCTCCTGCGGATTAGTTTGTTCGAACTGCCTGACCGGAGCAATCGGTATCGGAAAGTCCTCAGTGTCAATTATTGGCATTCTCTACGACCTGTACCGCATAACGCTCCTGAAGAACCCGCACAAGAAGTGGAAGCTCATCCCCACAACGCATATCGTGTTCACGCTCATCACGGCTACGATGGATCTTGCGGGCGTGGTGCTCGCGGACCAGCTCATCGACGCCATATCCGCCTCCCCGTACTTCTGCTCCAAGCTGCTCCCCGGCAAGGGGGACAAGATAGACGAGGACATGTTCCCGCACCGCGTGGGCATATCGTACGGTTCTCGTATGAGGCACTCCCTCGGCAAGGCTGTCATCGGGGCTATCATCGACGAGGCGAACTTCCAGGACGCGGTTGCCGACCAGGCGTTGCAGAACTACAACTCCATCCGTCGCCGTATGTTCTCCCGCTTCATGACGAAGGGTGGGGACGTTCCCTGCCGACTGTGGGTGGCCTCATCCCGCAACGACGCCGCCTCATTTTTGGAGAGTCACATCGACGCGGAACGCGGCAATCCGAAGGTGGCGATATTCGAGCCCGCGATATGGGAGGTGCAGAAGCACAAGGGTATCTACAGCGGGAACACCTTCCCCGTGTTCATCGGCTCGGACGTGGAGCAACCGAAGATAATTACGTCCGACAAGGAGATGGACGACTATACGGGCAGAACCATACAGGTGCCCGTGGAGTACCGCAAGGACTTCGAGAACAACCTGCCGGGAGCACTCCAGGACCTGGCGGGCGTGGCCACCCGCAACGGCGTCAACCTCATATACAACGTGGAGGCACTGGACAGGTCGATGTGCCTAGACAACTGCATGAAGTCCGACGAACTGCACCTCACGCTCGACGGCGACGACCAGATAGCCGACTTCTACAAGGGCAACCTCCCGCCGGGAAAGTACTACGTCCACCTGGACGGCGGCCTAAAGAGCGACCGCTTCGGCTTCGCCATGACCCGAGTCACCGAGCACATATCCGTGGATACCGTGTCCGCCGTGGACGGGGCGAAGACGAGCCGCATCAGCCCCTCCGTGGAAACCCCCCTCGTGTTCGGCATCAAGGCGCTCCCCGGATCGGAGGTGCCGTTCTGGAAGGTAAGGCAGTTCCTCGTGTACCTGCGCTCCCAGAAGGTATCCATCGCCCTCGTCACGTGCGACGGCTACCAGTCCGCCGACATGATGCAGCTACTGATTAAATTGGGGTTTAACGCAAAATATGCCTCCGTGGACCGCACGAAGGACCCGTATTTGAAACTGAGCAGCAACATATTGCTCGGGCTCATAAAGATGCCCAAGTCCCCTATCCTGCGCAACGAACTCATGAACCTGCAGAACCTGCCCAAGAAGATAGACCACCCCGCCACGATAATGGTGGACGGGAAGCAGGTCGCGGGCGGAAAGGACATCGCGGACGCCGTGGCCGCCAGCTCCTACGAGGCTATAGGGGCGTCCATGACGCTCGGTGCGTCCTCGCTCATCAATATGCAGAAGAGCGCACCCGTGCACATGAACATGCGGGAGCGCCAGGAGTTCGTGATGGAGAGGTTCCTCAAGATGCCTGTTCGGCGGTAGGCGACTTCCCGTAGTCCTCGCCGTATATGACCTTCGCCCCGATTATCTCGCGCAGGGCGTATCGGGTCTTGCCGTTGAGGCTGTCGTGCTGCATCCGATAGAACTCAACGCAGTTCTCGACGGGGAGGTCCTTGAACAGGTTGACGACAGTCGCGTCGGCGGGTTCCTTGTAGGAGGGCTTCTTACGGTTTTCGGGGGCGGGGCTGTCTGGATAAATGGTTTTTGTCCCTACGAGGGCTCGCATGAGGAAGCGAGACTGGTAGGGGAACTCGCTACTATGTTCCTTGTAGAACGTGAGCGCCTCGTCGATGGTGGCGTGGCCGAACCAGTCAAGTTTTTCCTTCAGTTCCAGGGGGATGTTCATAGTGGATCTCCTATATTGGGGGTAGAGATAATATAGCAGGGTAGCAAAATCTTACTTTTTACTTGCCAAATTGTTAGGAAATATATATATTAAGTACCGTACAATGAGTTTTAGTCTCGTATACGCCCGTACTTGTATATAGGACATGTTTGAATTATTTTTAGTTCAAGAAAATCCTTAGGAAGTACGGGTTCCTAGGGTTTTTTTGTACCCATATATGAGTCTAGGCATTGTATGGGCGGGAGTTGCTCCCGTTACGGCGACGGCCCTGGTTTCCACGTAGGAGTGGTTGTCCACGGGGGGCTGATAGAAACGAATAGACCGACTGCTAGAAAACACAATCCACGAAAGGACATAGGCGCGAGCACCGGAGGGGAATCCGAGAGTTGCGCACGAACTGCCTACGGGCAGATGCCCCCATCGGGGGACAGGCGAGAACGCCGAACTGCGGAAAACAAGTCTGCCGTGGAACCCACGGGCAGTCAGACCGCGACGGAAGTCGAGCCCGCGAGCCACGGCGTCCGCACCTACAGTAAGCGGCTGATGGCGGCACGAGAACATGCCATCGGGCTTTCTATAAGGGCAGTGCAGCAGTGCCGGCCATACCCGTCCGAGTGGTGCCTAGCAAGCGCCACACATCCCGCCTTGAACATTTTTGTTGGTCTTACGTTCGAGAAGCCTGCACACCGCAAGACCGGTGCAGTTGGGCAATGACCCAGTAGAACGTAGCGGAGCAATCCGCCTGTCGAATCCATACGCATACGAAGCCGGCCATGAGCCGAATAGCGGTGGAGAGGATAGATTCTTCCGGTAACGGGGGTCTCTGTCCCTCCACCGCACCGAGCCGGCGCCGAGCCGAGGCGCGTTCACGAGGTCACGAGTAGACGCGTGTGGGTGCATACGGCGGGCATGAATGACGAACGCAGTTCGTCGTGAATGCGGAATATGGTGAAGCCTGTGTAGGGCGGACGCAGTTCGCCTGGAACACGGCGAACAAGATGACGCCGTATGGAATGGATACGAGTAGGCGAGTATGACGAGTATGGTGCGTGTTGTGCCACGATGGCTTCTATGTAGGATGGCGAGATAAGCAAAATGTAAGTTGCTATGTGGTAGCGATTTAAGTATATTTAGACAAGGAGACACGATATGAAGATAACGATACACGAAAGAGCGGTCATCACGGAATCCGAGATGTTCGAGATGGGCAACAAGTGGAAGAGCGCCACGGGGTTGCCGATGAACATATGGATAGACGAGAACCAGTCCTACAAGATGGGGGGACATGGCAAGCGTCTCAAGTTCCAGTTGGATACGAACACCAAGATGGACATCCACAATAGTTCCGTGATGGGCTTGGATGGGGAGGTTAAAGTTCCCCTGCCGAAGCATATGGGCTTGGCATTGCGGGACATAGACAAGTTGAGGAACTGGGTGGTGAACAATCGCTATGCGCTTGAACTGGTGGCAGACGTGAAGGTGCCGCTGGATGACATCTTCCCCTACATGATAAAGGGCGGGGAGCTTGCCACACCCGAGGCTATAGCGGAACTGAACGCTAAGGTGGACGAGCTGAGGATAGATAAGTGAGAATTAAGGTTAGCGAACGCCAGCTCAACGAGATGTCCATTGTGGGGGATTTCGGGGAGTTCGAGGTGCAGGTGTGGTGCAAGGAGACCTCGGATGTCCCTCACGTGCACGTCTATAGCGAGGCATCGGGTCTGAATGCCTGCATTCGGCTAGATACACCTATGTATTTTCCATATGATGGGCACGTAGATACCCTAAACGCCTCCCAGCGTAAGGAGTTCAACGAATTCATGCACAGCCCGCACCGCACGGGCAAGTTCGCATCCAACTATGAATACGCCGTGTTCCTGTGGAACGACAACAACTCGTCCCATGAGATAGAGTTGAAACGGGACGCTGCCGAGCAGGTTATTATTCCCGACTATAGCGAGATTGTAAAGTACGAACCAAATAGGAGTTAGAATATGAACATTCGAGTACGTAACGCCCTGTCCGCGCTTAACGAGCAGGCTATCAAGATTTCAAGGTATACCGACAAGGCCATAGACCTCAGCGAGCAGATTATGTACCACTGCTCGTACTTTCTGCTATACAATGCTCCCCAGATCTTCCCGCACTGGAAGAAGGACGTGTATGCCCTAACTAAGCCGCTCAAGGCTATGGAGGTGAAGTCCGGGGACAAGAAGCAGGCTACATACGAGGGACTAATGGAAGGCCCCTGCGGCAAGGATTTCTGCGAGTACAGAGACTCGGAAACTGCCCGTAGGCTGTTCAAGGATATCTATGACAGCGAGGACATTTCGCATCCGTTCGACTACGATATGGAAAATCCGAAGAACCAGGACGTGTACTTCGAGGCGATTTCGATATTCTACAACGAGTTTCTTATTCCGTGGATAGCAAAGACGGACAAGTTCCCGGATCCGGCCCCCTTGAACAACGCTATAGATAAGTACCTTGTCGCTAGGCAGAAGGACTTTGTCTAGCCGCTATAATTATTTTCATGAGCATAGACACCGAACTCTGGAAATTCAGCGATATCTTCTTCGAGGAGGAGATGCACCGCTATACGGACTCCTTCGGGACCAAGTACACCTCGGTTACCACGAAGGTGCACGACTTCTGCCCGAAGCAGGACTGGGACGAGATAGCGAGGAAGTTCGCCGTCAAGAACGGCAGGGACGTGGCCGAGGTCACGGCCGAGTGGGAACTGAAGAAGAACATCGCCGCCGACATGGGCACGCAGGTCCATAGCTATATGGAAAATTTGTGGAAGCGCAAGCACTACCGCCCCGAGAAGCCTATAGGGGACTACGAGAGGAAGCACAAGGTGGGGCTCATGGCGTATGAGAAACTGCGCCGCCGGTTCGTGCCGGTCAGGAACGAACTGATAGTATACGACCGCGAGTGGGCGGTGTGCGGCACGATAGATTTTTTATGTTATGACAAGGGGAAGGACTGCCTCGCCATCCTGGACTGGAAGACGAACGCCAAGATAGACCGGGAGAACCCGTTCCAGGCGTGCATCGGGCCGTTGCGCGGGATGCCGGACTGCAACTACACGCACTACTCGGCGCAGTTATCCTTGTACAAGGCGATAGTGGAGCGGAACACGGAGCTCCGGATCGGGGAGCTCGCGCTGGTGCACATCGGGATGGACGACTGGGAGTATATCCCGTGTGTCGACAGGTCCGTGGAGATACGGGCGTTCCTGGACAAGCAGAAATAGTGGGATTCTATGCGGGACTGGGACTATTACGACGATGACGACTACTACGGAAGCCACGACACGGTTTCCTACTGCCGGTGGCTGTACAACCGCACGTCCGCGAAGCACGTGGCGAAGGAACTGGGAATCTCTAACGAATTGGCCGGATATATCGGGAACTCGCTCATTCCCGGCAGGATATGCCTGTCGGAAATACCCGATATCGCTACGGCGAAACGCCTACACGACGACGTCCGGAAGAACAGGGAGGCGCAGGAGCGTAAGTCCGAGTTCCAGCAGTCCTTCCATGAGGGGAACTCCCGCAGGATGAAGATACGGCTGAACAAGTTGTCGGACATCCCCGAGGCGTACGTGTTACGGCAACTGATGGAGGCAGAGGAGTTCAACATCAAGGCCAAGGACTGCCTCTACAAGTACAGGGACTACAACTACATGAAGAAGTCCGAGTGTCTGCGCAACGCTATCGGGAAACTGCCCGCGACAAGGTGGAAGTACTGGTGGCAACGTGGTACGGGAGTTACGGCATACATCTTCTTTGTGGAACTTCCGGAGGGACAAGTGTCGTGGCACGGGATGGAGGAGGCAGACATGGCCGGTGTGTTCTTCGAGGAACGGGACCTGTGGGACGGGGCTCGGGCGGCTACGCTTCCGAGGATAGTCCTGAGCGTGAATAGGCTGTGCCCGTCGTTGTTGGCCGACAAATTCAACCGGGAAGCCTGCGAGGGAGAAATCCTTCAGAACGTGGCGGTATAAAAAACTTCTTATTTATTTCTTACATCGTGTACCTATTGCCCTGCAATTAGTTATATTATGGTTAAACAAAACCACACAACAAGAGGATACCACAATGGCAACAAAACTCGTACTCTTCACCCCCGATGAACTCAAGAAATTCTCCTTCAGCGACGGGGCTCTCGCCGCCTATGCCTGGGCACTCGCCAACGCAGGCAAGGTGGACGAGGCCGCCGTCAAGGAGTTCATCGCCACCCGCAACTCCATGGCCGAGGGATTCCGCGACCTGTGGGAAGTCAAGGCCTTCTGCGAGAAGCTCGTAGAAACCATCAAGATGGTGGTCAAGCACGCAATGAACGAGGGCGATGAGAAGGATCTCCCCAAGTGCGCCTCGTGGAACGCGCAGACCTTCCAGTGCAAGTTCAGCGACCCGGTTGGTGCGGCCAAGATCCTCGCCGAGAAGTTCGGGAAGGACATCGCCGAGTTCACATGCTCCCTCTCGCCCACGCAGGCGATGAAGGTGGCAGGCATCGACGAGGCCGCACTGACGGAAGCGGTCGGGGAGAACTTCGTGAAGACCCCGAAGGAACGCACGCTAGTAATCAAATAAAGGATAGTTCTATGCTCGAAATCATTACGGACAAGGAACAGATAGTGGATATGATTCCCGAAATCCGCGAAATTTTGAATCGGGAATACGCCTACTTCGGGCTCGGCAAGTGGAACGGTCCCGTGTCCAACACGTACCTCAAGGAAATCGCTACCGAGATAAAGATCGCCTCCAATGCGGACGGGATGTCGGCCTGCGCCGTGTATGCGGGCAACTTCGGTGGCAACAAGGCCATCGGGGTGGCGGGCATACACGATAACCCCGGATACAAGGACGGCGTGGTAGAGATAATCAAGTCCGACATCGACAACTTCGACAGGTGGTACTGGGCTGAAGTCAGTGGCGCCATAGAGCATTACTTCAAGAAGAACAACGGGTATCCTGTCCCCAGCACGTACGCCAAGACGTTCATGCCCCGCCCGATAGAGGCGGAGTGCCCGGACGGGTTCCACTACGAGCGCAAGATGGGGCCGGAACACGAGATGGTGCAGAAGTGCGTGTTCGGGTTCCCCTCCAGGGAGGCATTTATGAAGGTCACGGAGGAGTTTGCGGACTACGAGGACTTCCGCAAGAAGGTCAACAACGAGAGTAACGGGGACGAGCAGTGGGCACGGTATGTCGTGGGCAACATCGAGGAGATGTTCCTGGAGTATGACGTGAACGAACTGCCCCCGGCATGGGCGGCAGATCTCTGCAGGGCGGTACGCATCCTCCGGGAGGCGGGCAATACGGCATTGGCGGATGCTGGCGAGACCCTGCTCGAGACGATGCCCGTGTTGACGGTCATCCATGTTCCTGGATAGGGGGCTAACCTTATGACCCTAAACGACATGCGAATCCTTGAGCGTGCCTACGAGGACGCCTTGCACGAGATGTTCGTCGCCGCCACGGCCATTGCCGACTGCGTGGCCTACGGGCGGAACATCCCGCTGAACCTGCTGAAACGCTACCTTGTGGCCAAGCTGGGCGTGGAATCCACTAGGCACGACCTGGAATATTGCCTATCTCTCGAAATTTCCGAGATAATGGATTCCGATTCTACAAAATAATATTATATTTAAAATCGAGCTCATTAAGGCTGCCTCATAAAAGGTATAGAATTACCTAGACACATTTATGGTAGCCTATAGAGGCTACTTGGTTCCATAGATTCCCAAACAGGGAATCCACCAGTGCCGCCCGACCCTCGCGGGTCAGTATGCACTGAGTATCATCGACCGTGGTTTCACTAGAGGGAACTAACCGACTAGCCAGAGCCACAATCTCCACTGGCGTAAATTCCCGACGGGCAACGTCGGTATTGAATCTTCGCTCTAATTCGTTGAACAGGCCTTCAGCGAGGATATTCACGGCGGCGTTCTTGTCCCTGTCCAGGACAACCCCGCAATGCTCGCATACATATTCCCGTTCGGACAACGAAAGGTTCTCTTTCACGTGTCCACACTCGGAGCACTTCTTGCTTGACGGGAAGAACCTCCCGACCTTCAGTAGAAGCGATCCATATTTATTACACTTGTATTCCAGGAATGACCTAATAGTACCGAAGCCGCAGTCCGATATGGCGGAGGCGAGGCAATGGTTTTTCAGCATCCCCTTTACGTTCAAGTCCTCTATGGCGATTATGCTATTGTTACGGACGATCTCCGTAGTAGCCTTGTGTATGAGGTCCTTCCGATAGTTCGCCACGTAGGTGTTCTTCTTGTTGAACTTCTTCTTGATTCGCTTGTATTTAGACGACCCCTTCCTACGACGTTTCATCTGCCGTTGGTATCGCTTTAGGGCAAGGCTGTGTTTGTGCCGGATACGGGGATTCCCAACGGTTTCCCCGGAAGAAAGCTGCATCAAGGTCTTGACACCCATGTCTATGCCTACAATACCATTATTGGGTGTCTTGTTCTTTATCTTTGTCTCGTCATAGGTATAGGATATGGAAACATACCATTTCCCATTGCTCCCCTTCGAAATTACATAATTATTTATCTTTCCGGACAGGCATTCCTGACATACGGGTTCTGCCAGACGTACCGGCTTAGGTATCTTCGGAAGTTTAATCCTATCTTTTCCTACAAGTTTCGCTTTGTCGTTGCTGATATAGAATGAACGCTTGGACGAGAACTTCTTTTTCTTGGGGAATCCAAACTGTTTGGGATTGTCGTAATGCCGTTTCTTCGCTATGCCAAAGTTCTTGATGGCTTGGTCCATAGCATCCTTCGGGCTCTCGTACATCCATTCGGTCTTGTTGTCGTTGAACTCCTTGCGCAAGTCAGCGATAGTAACGGATGCTATACCCTGCTTCTTCTTCTCAATCCAGGACAGCCTCGCCCAGTTATATGCCACACGGGCGCAACCGCAGGCACGGTTAAACTTGTGTCCTACGGCATTGCTCGTTATAAGCATTATCTTCTGGGCGCTCGTAATCATTGCTGGTGGTCCTTTAGTCCTAACGCGGTCTTTAGCGATTTACGATAGTTACGCAACCCATACAGGCGAGAACTGAAACAATGAATTATAGTCATAAGGTCCATTACCATTTCCTTCTCGGGACTCATCTTTTCCATATTCAGTACATCAATACGAGTTCCATTCTGCTCTGCGATATACTGAACCAATTCGTACCCGAACCTACATAGGCGGTCCTTGTGTGCCACAACCAACACGGATATCTCGTGATTCATAATAGCAGTAATGATAGAGCAGAACTGCTTTCTATGGAAGTTTAGGCCACCCCCGATTTCCTCGATATATTCAACATTCGAGTACCCTTTGGAGACGCAGAAATCCTCTAGGACGGAACGCTGATTCTTTAGGTCCGGCTTTTGGTTCGTGGAAGAAACTCTACAATATGCAACAATACGCTTATTCGTATCCTCGTCTTTAGGCTTATCCCGCAAGAACTCATCCAGTTCGGATTGTAGGTAGTAGCGGCGGTTAGTTTTTGTCCTATGCGCTATAAGAATACCCGTGCGGTCAAGCACCTGGAGATATTGCTTGTTGTAGTTGAGATAATCTGCGGCATCTTGTAGTTTGTACTTCTTATCCATATACAATTTTATATAATTTACTACAAAAATATATTATTTTTATTATTTGTCAAGTAGCCCTAGTTATTTTTATAATTTTTATCTATATTATTCTGTACTAGGGTATATATCCTTAAGTTGAGGGTCGGGCGGGGGTTCACTCCCCCGCCCGTTTCCCCGTAGAGAGGAACTCGGATGGTTATTTCTATAGCGATACAGGCATACTTTGCGCAACTCCGCAAGCTGCTCACGAGGC